TATACCTAATATAGCGAGGTATAGCGAGGTATAGGCAGGACAAAAATTCCTTGCTCTTTTAGAACAAAAGTGCTAATTTATGCTCAATCATGGAAAGTAAAATTCGACTTCGCCGAATGGGTAAGAATGAGCTTTGCCCATTGGGTAATGAGGGATAAAAAGCGGAAAGTAGATTGATATATGGAAAGTAAATTGCTATGGGATTTATTGCCCGAGGAATTTCCCTACGAAGATAAGGGCTGTGAGCTCTTTCCTTCCTGTCTTAACTGCCCCTTTCCTGATTGCATTAAAGAGGAGCCCTGGGGGAAGGAGAGGTTCTTGAAGAGCAGGCGAGCCGAGAGGATGATGGAGTTGAGGCGGGGAGGGAAAAGCGTTAGGGAGATTGCCCGCATATTTGAAGTAAGCCCGAGAACGGTGCAGAGATGGCTCAAGGCGGTAGAAGCAGCCCCGCCCTCTGTCATTGCGAGAAGCCGAGATTCCTCGTTTCACTCGGAACAAGCTCCGCAATCTCTGGTCGAGGCTGTTGAGGATGGAGATTGCACGCACCTTTCAGGTGCTCGCAATGACACTCCCTTCTGTCATTGCGAGGCGGACTTCCAGTCAGCCGAAGCAATCCCGGTGCAGGGCAGCAAAAGGAGGCTTGAGAGATGATTGAATTTAACCCATCTCATCTAAACCGCATGGACACCCAACGCCTCGCCGCCTATCGCACCAACCTGGATTTCTACCAGGGAAATCATTGGCCCACCACATCACGCCACCGCCAGCTCGTCTTTAACTACGCCAAGGTCTCCATCGACAAAATAGCCAGCTTTTTGATGCAGGGACTCGGCTTTGCCTGCTATTCTGGCGAGGAGACGGACGAGCTCAAAGCCCGGGTAAGGCGAGCTGAGCAACTGCTGCACCAGGTCTATGAACAAAACAACCTCCAGCAGCTCGATTACGAGACCGAGGTCGACACCGCCATCCTGGGAGACGGCTGCTATAAGGTGATATGGGATACCGACGAGAGGCGAATCCGTATCACCGCCCCCGATGTCTCCGGCATCTATGCCTGGTGGCTCGGTGACGATACTTCCAGGGTGTGGAGAGTGGCTTCAAGGTACACCCTCACCCAGGAGGAAGTGGAGATGCTCTACAGTGGTGTCATTGCGAGCGAAGCGAAGCAATCTCAGGGGATTGCCACGTCGCCCCGATTCATCGGGGCTCCTCGTAATGACAGAAAGGGGGCAGCTCGCAATAATGTGGTGGTAACCGAGCTCTGGACGGACAAGGCCTTTGACCTTTACCTGGACAACGACATCATAAAGTCCAGGCCCAACCCTTATGGCTTCATCCCGTTTATCATCTTCCCCAACGTCAAGCAGCCCAAGCACTTCTGGGGCGAGTCCGATATCCCCGTCCTTATCCAGCCCCAGCGGGAGCTCAATCGTGCCTTGAGCCAGCTATCCCGCATCCTTGAGCTGTCAGGAAATCCCATCGCCGTCCTGGAGAACATCGCATCAGCCGAGGACATCAAGGTCCAGCCGGGCGCCCTGTGGACCATACCCGAGGATGCCAAGGCTTATCTTCTGGACTTACTGCAAGGCGGCGGAGTCAGGCTGCATGTTGATTATATCGATTTGTTATACCGTGCCCTTCACGATATCTCAGAGACGCCCCAGGCCGCTTGGGGAGGTATCGAGAAGGAGCTCTCCGGCACCGCCCTGAGGGTTGAGCTCGGCAGCCTTATTCAGAAGATAATTCGAAAACGCACCATCAGGACCAACGCCTATCACCAGCGTAATGCCATGATTCTAAAGCTGGCGGAAATGTATATGAACGAGAACTTTGAGGGAGTGAACCATAGAGTGGTCTGGGGCCAAGTACTCCCCCAGGACGTCGATAAACAGGCCCAGACCGAGCAGCTACTAGTCCAGGCGGGAGTCCACAGCCGAAGGACGGCCATGGACGAAATGGGGATACAGGACCCCGACGAGGAGTTTAACCGGTGGCTGGAGGAGAGGACAAAGATCCTGGAAATGAACAGGGAGTTTAGGGCAGCCTCCACACGTGGCGGAGCGAGAGAGAGAGCGACAGCCGCAGAAATGGAAGTGCCTGAGTAATAACTCAACCCCTTGTCATTGCGAGTCCCGATTTATCGGGACGAAGCAATCTCAAGAAGAATAGGAGAAATATATGGAAAACGGAACCCCAGAAACTCAGCGAACTCAAGAAACTCAAGAAACCCAAAACGCCGCCCCGGTACTCGAGGACCTGGAGGTCATCAAGGCCCAGCTCGAGGAGAAGAAGGAGGCTAAGGCCGCCGCTGGGGCCGCCCTGGCCGAGAAGGACCGAGCACTCAGCGCCATGAGTGCTCGGCAAGCCGAGCTCGAAGCCTCGCTAAGCGAAGCGAAGCAGGGAAGCGAAGCGGCTACCGCCGAGCTCGAGCAGACCAAGCAGGCCCACGCCCAGGCCATCGCCAAATACCTCGACGCCGTCAGGCTTGCCAATCCCACCATTCCCCAGGACATCATCACCGGCGATACCATCGAGGACATAGACGCCTCCGTTGCGAAGGCTCAATCCATCGCCAACGCCGTCAAGGCCAGCCTCGAAGCTCAGGCTAAAGAGGCCCGGGTCCCCGCAGGGGCGCCAACCAGGGGCGAGATATCCCTCGAGGGCTTAACCCCCAGGGAGAAGATCGCCGCTGGAATCCAGCAAAGCCGAGCCGAGCACTCAGCGCCATGAGTGCTCGGAGTGCTTGGCAAAAAGGAGGAACTACATAGTAAATCCTAAATACTAAATCCGAAATGCCAAACAAAAGAAAAGAAAAATTTAGTTCCTCTCATCAAAACTCCAATGACTAAAACATAGAATTTTTGAATTTTGGAATTAGGGTTTTGGATTTGGTTAGGATTTAGAAATTCGAATTTAGGATTTCTCCAAAGGAGGAAACATGAGTATATCTTTAGCAGAAGCAAGTAAGCTCTCGACCGATATCCTGCTTAAGGGAATCATCGAGACCGTCATCAAGGACAGCCCTATCTTGCAGGAGTTGCCCTTCATCCAGATCGTGGGCAATAGCCTGAAATACAACCGGGAGAAGACTTTGCCCACCGTAGGCTGGTACGCCCCGGTGACCGGCACCTGGACGCAGTCCGAGCCGGCTTTCGAGCAGTGCTCTGCCAGCCTTTGCGTCCTTGGCGGAGACGCCGATGTCGACAACTTCCTCAAGGCTACCAGGAGTAATATCCAGGACCTCGAGGCCGCCGTCATCGAGCTGAAGGCCAAGGCCCTCAGGAACGAGTTCGAGAACACCTTCCTGAACGGCGACTCAGGCGTGGACGCCAACCAGCCCGACGGCCTGTATAAGACCATGAAGGGCACAGCCTGGGAGGCCAGTACTGCCTACTCCTTGGGAGATATCGTTGTCCCCACCGCCGGCCTCGAGAACGGCTTCCGGTACGAGTGCACCACCGCCGGTACATCGGGAGGCTCAGAGCCCATCTGGAAGACCACCGAGGGAGAGACCAACTCCGACGGCACCGTTGTCTGGACTTGCCGGTTCGGCAACCACTTCGGCTCGGGCGCCAATGGTGCCACCCTCGCCTTGACCAGCATGGACAAGCTCATTGACCTTGTCCGGGGCGGCAAGCCCGACCTGCTCTTAATGAGCCGCCGGTCCCGCAGGAAGCTCGCAGCGCTGGCCAGGGCCCAGGGCAGCAACCTGCAGGTCGGCCAGGGTAAGCTCGGCGAGTTCGTCGAGCTCTATAACGGCATCCCCGTGGCCATCTCTGACTGGGTCAAGGACAATTACGTCGTGGGCACGTCCGAAGATTGCTCGGCCATCTTCGCCTTCCAGATGGGAGAGGGCGCGGTTTGCGGCCTTACCAGCCCCGAGATGATTCAGGTCGAGCGTCTCGGGTCCCTGGAGACCAAGGACGCTGCCCGGACCAGGGTCAAGTGGTACGTGTCCCTGGCCAACTTCTCCATCGTCAAGGCCGCCATGCTCACAGGAGTGAGAGACTGATGCCTAATGACCGCCGGGGCTCGCTGCCACCCTGGTATTCATGTTTTACCTCCTTTCGGATAGGGAGAGGAGGGAGGCTTTCCTCCCTCCCTCCCCAGGAAGCGAGGATTGCCCGAGTATGCCAGGCTCGCCTCATTTCAGGTTTAAGGAGGAGGGGGAAACCAAGCCCCCTCCCTACCTTAGAAGGAGCTAAACCATGAACTTGACCGAAATGAGAGCCCGGGTCCGTGAGGACCTGCAGGACACGGATTCCGAGAACTACCGCTGGACGGACGACGAGGTCGACGGCGCCATCGACAGGGTAGTACTGGAGTATTCCCTTCATGCCCCTATCCAGCAGCAGGATGATATCGCCACCACCGATGGCGACACCGAGCTCGATATCTCTTCCCTGTCAGGCTTGCTCGAAATCCAGTCCGTGGAGTTCCCCATCGGGCAGAGCCCGAAGTATATGCAGCGCACCGAGTACTGGGCCGGCCAGCTCTACATGCAGGACGAGGGAGACGGGGAAGACGCCCGGGTGAGGTGGCTTAAGAGGCACACCCTCACCGCCGAGTCCACCACCATCCCCGCCGAGCATGAGGAAATCATCGTCCTGGGCGCCACCGGGTACCTGGCCATGTCGGCGTCTGTGGCCACGGTTGACAGAGCCTTCATCGCCGGCCGCTACGGCACCGTCAGCTATAAGGCCTGGGGCCAGGAGCGACTTGACCGCTACGACAAGAAGCTCAAAGCCGTCTCCCGCAGCTCTAAAGTCATCCCTCATCAGCTCTACACGGAAGAATGATTGAAGTACTACAAAAATGCGCCAATTTTGTCATTAAAAGGACACAAATTTATAACTAATGATTGAGCTCGGCATCCTTAAAAACTTCGACAGCGGGACCTACAAGGCCGGCGTCCAGCTCGCAGGTTCGTTGACGACCTACTTCGACGACATCAGCGTGGCCAAAAACATTCCGTCATCGGCCCTGGTCATCGGCAACTACGTCATCGTGGCCATTCCCGGGGGCAACCCTAAAGACGCCTGTGTTATCGCTAGCTGGCCAGGGGGAACGTCAGGCGGAGGCGGCGGAGCCAGTACCTTCCTCGACCTCTCCGATACCCCCTCTAGCT